GCACCTTCCCAATCAAAAGTAAAGTATCTGCCAACTTCTTCTAACGCTGGTACTAGCTTTTCCCAAGACTCAACATCGTCTTTATGGAAAGTACCAGGTTCGGCTTTTTCTCTCTTTAGATCTTCTTTATGCCAAAGATAACTTTGAATGATTGCTGCACTAACAATCTTATCTGCAAAATCATCATCAATTTCTACTATCATTTTCCGCACTCCTTTTCAACAGCTTCAACATAACCACGCCAATTTACATTTTCAAAAAATCTAGAATCTGTTTTTGTGCGTTTGGCAATTTCACGCTCAATATACCAACGAGCTTTACGCAAGTCTTCAATGGCATCATCTTTTAAATCTGCTCGCCAAATATACTTAATGGCGTTGCCCAAATTAAAACCCATGTGCTCAGTAATTTGAATACAGTCAACACCACTAGGGTGGCTTGTGTAATGTTTAGGATTGTTTACGGGATCTTGCATGTTTTCTTCTCAATTCATTTTCAACGGCCAACACTTCTTCTGGATTCTCACATACCCATAATGTCAACACCTTATCAAACATGGACATGTCAATATCTTCCACACCTGTAATGGTTTCAAACAATGGGTAGCCTTTGTATTCATGTTCGACTACAAAAGTACTCATAATTTTAGCTCCTCTTGGATAAACTGTACAGCTTTTTCGTAATGATACCGCCAATATTTTTCAGTAACGCCTACATCTAAATAAGTCATACCGTTTAAAAAAGCCTCAATGATTTGCTTTTGTTTTTCTGGCATGCGATCTTCTATTATACGCTCAATATCTATTAGGTCATCTAGATCCCAAGGTAGCCAGCCGTTATCTAACATACCAGCGAAAGCATCGATATCGTCTTGCTCGAGCGGATCCATCTCCTCATCTGACAAGCGGGGTTTACTGCAATTGATTATTATTCTCATGTGTTTAAGGCATCCATTAAAGCATCTTGAATTGTTATTTTTCCCTCTAGCACCTTTACTACATGGTTATCAATACTATTATGCACAATCAAATGGTGTATAATAACCGGCTTTTCTTGCCCTTGGCGGTAAATACGTGCGTTGGCTTGGATGTAGTTCTCTGAGCTCCATGGTAAATCGAACCAGACCGTTTGTGCTGTGTCACCAATGTTGCACTGTAAATTAAGCCCGATTCCCCCTGACTGGGGATGGGCGAGGAGCATACGAATCTGGCCGTTACGCCACGCCTCAATGTTGTCGTCGTCCAAGACCACAGCTTGCGGGAACATGAGACGCAGTCTTTGGAGCGAATGTTTGAAGTGGTAGAAGACCAGCGTTGGCGAGGAAGATTCCTCCATGATCGACTCAAGCCGTTCCAGCTTAGCACGGTGTATTTCTTGCGCTTGTCCATCTTCTCCATAAATTGCGCCACTGGTGAACTGGAGTAACTTTCCCGCCAGTGCCGCCGCAGTCGGAGCTGTGATACGCTCCTTGCCGATGTCAGTGACCATGTCTTTTTTAAAGTCATTGTATTTTTTCCGTATAGAGGAATCTATTTCCACATTGTGAAAAAGCGTCGTAAGCGAAGGAAGTTGTAAATAATCTTCAGCTTTAAGACTAAAACAAATATCCGAAATCTTATCAGTAATAATTCTATCTGCACCATCTTTTAATACCCAGTTATATACTACTCCAGTATGCCGGTTACGCTGACCCGGATTCATGTACTTATCTCTAAACTTAGTTAAGCTTGTTTCCAAACGCTCTCCTAAATCTAATATACCTATCTGTGACCAGAGATCAGCGAGCCCTTGAGGGGTAGGTGTACCAGTTAATATTATACGCCTTTTAAAAGCCTTTAAATGCTTTTTTAATGCCTTAAACCTTTTCGTGCTTGGATCTTTGAACCGACTGCTTTCGTCTATTATCAGATAGTCGAACTTCGGATTCTTTTCCAGTAACCAAACCAAGTTCTCTAAATTTACAATATATAAGTCGCTCGAGCTGTTCAAGGCTGATTCCCGCTGCGCTGGGGATCCAATAACTTTTGCCGTTGTAAGTGAGCGTAAATGCTCCCATTTCCCACATTCCTGTGACCAAACGGTCTCCGCTACTTTCTTCGGTGCAACTATCAAGGTCTTGCCACGGGGACTCTCCTGGATAATAGTCAGAGCCGTAGCGGTCTTCCCAAGTCCTGGTTCCAAGAACAAGCCGATGTGGGGAATACGGCTTGCCAATGATAACATGTTCGATTGGTATGGGTGGAGCTGGCTTTTCTTCAGCACGCCTATTTCCTTTTCCAGAATTTTCTGGTTTTGTTAATAATGTTAAATTCCAAGGTACATGTAATCCACAAACGGTTTTGCCATACAGTGGTTCAATGTGATCTACTTCATACAACTCACCCATAAAGAGAGTTGCTAATCTTGCTCTGCGATGCCAGTTTTCAATTTCGGGACGGTGCATCTCTTTGCCCCATTTTAGCATACGCTCTAGCTTACGAGCCCGATATTCAGATCCGATTGCTCTTCTTCTATCTGGATTGTTTTGATCCCAAAATTGCACATTCGCTTTATGGCTAAATTCATTTTCTCTATACCATAGGGCTTTGCATGGTGTGCAATAACCTTGCAAACCGTCTTTAGATTTTTTCTTTTTACTAAATTGGGTAACTGGTTTTTCTAACTTACACTTGCCGCAACGCTTGGTCAACAAAGTCATCTATATCCTCTTTCGATCTGAGTATATGCACTGGAAAACCAGCTTCACCCAGCTCGTCGAATACGAGCACTTGTCTTGGACTTACCACTCCGCTTGGTGTTTTTAGTTCCACTAGATACACTGACTGATTCAGAAACACTATTCGATCCGGAACCCCCGTTACGCTGCTCAGCCATTTGTAGCAAAGCCCCGACGACTGCTTGATTTTTTTGATCAGATATTTTTCTATCTCTTTTTCCACGATTATCTTCTTCGGTTGCGTAAGCTGAGAATACTTGCTTAAATAAATGTTCGCCTAAATATGAGCGTGTCTCATCACCAATCTTTGAATCATCCTCGCCCACATGTTGGAAGATGTGTGTAACGGTGTGCGATACCTCATGATAGATGGTTCCCATTCTTTCAAGAGCGCTGTACTTAGCCATCTCTTCAAAGTTAAATGCAATAGCGAGCAAGGAATACTGAGTGCCTTCTTGTTGAATGTAGTGCGACTCAGCAATACCCATGTCTAAAGCATTGTGTCGGGTTGTAATCTTGGCATCTTTCAGCGCTTCTTGGAATGATGCATCTGAAAAACAAATAAATACTTTTGCGCCAAAAAATCCAGTATCGGCCACATAGTAGGGTCTTTTCTTGGTGGTCATTAAAAAATTTCCTCTTCTTCAAAGAATACTTGTTTATCTACAAAAGCCTTCGCTTTTTCTGTTAATTTAATGCCCAAATACTTATGTTGCCGTTTACCATCAATTCGTATTGCGGATGATTGTACACCCTTATCTTGCGTTGCTGCCAAGAACCTACGCTTAAATGATAGATCATTACCTGGGTTTAAGCCATGCTTGGTTGCCCAGCGTTTGTAGCAAATAAAGACAGCATCTTTATCCACTTCACCTTCGATATCATACTCAAGAGCTTGGTCAATAAATACACCAATTGGATTACTCATCTCTTCCATGGTTTCAAGCAACTCTTTACCGCTTTCTGGTTGCACAAAATATCCACCACGATCAATTCGTCTACGCAAGCCAGTCATTGCCCAATTAAAAATACCAGACAACTCTTCCATCAACTTGTTAGACAAGCCAGTATCTTCCTTGCCGTAAAAACTATTGGTCATCTTGAGCACAATCATACGACCAGTTAACGCATTCGAGTTCTCTGTTAACTGAAGAACCTCATTAGAATAAATAACGATGCGAGTAGGTAGATAGCCGTTCCAACTCTCTTTATTTTTTCTATTGACGGTGATAGTATCACCACCAACGATACGCAAAAGCTGAGATACCACAGCAGAACGATTGCGTTCAGGAGCACGTGCATCAGTAAAACTAGCGAGCAATTTACCCAGCCAAGGCTGCAACCCAAATGTATCACAAAGTTCCTCCAGTTGTGGTGCGACCGTATTGTGCTGACCAAGTAAGGCTACCAAGATTTTATTGATAGTACCCTTACCCGATCTGCGTGGGCCGATGATGTTAAAAAACTTTTGCTGGGCAGTATCGCCCGATAAAATATAACCAAAGATTTCTTGCAAACAATCAATCGATTGCTGATCCATGCCCCACACATCGCTCAAAAACTTTTCCCACTGTGGGCATTTTGCCGATGGGTCATACGCAAATGGCAATGAGTTTTGTGTATACAAACCCAATGAGTGTGGCAACAAGATGTTATCTTCCAAGTGAAACAAACCGTTTGCCAAGCTGACTAACTTGCTTGCCTCTGGTCGGTTAACACTGTAACCATCGAGCCATACTGGTGGTCGTGTGTTAGCGTGGTTTTGCAAGTGAGTTAACGCTTTGATACCATCTAACGCACCACTTACGCTCGCTGGATTTGGGGCGAACGCAACTAAATTGCCTTTACGGTCTTGCTTCTTACACTTGTCTAAAAACTTATACAACTCCGAGCGGATGGTGGACTCTTCCACTTCAGCATAGTGCGTACCTTGGTAGCTATAAAAGTCGCCAGAGTAGTGAACCAACTTGATGCCTTCTTCCGATGAGAACTTGGAGTTTAAAAAGGTTTGGGCATTCTCCAACGGTGCTGGAGTCAAAATGATTTCGCCTCTTGCCAAAGCTTCATCACGAGTTTTTTGTGACACCTTGTAAGTCAATGTGCGTAGTGTTGCACCACCACCTTTTTGACTAAATGTTTTCCACTTAGCTTCGCACGCATTAACCTGGTACTTGGGTACACTACCATCACCGTATGACCAGCGATCCCAAGCCTCACAAGCCTCAAGGTCGCCTTGAAACTGATGGTGTAAACACATACCAACTTGCAACCAATCTGTGTAGAAGGTTGGATCAAAGTTCGGTAGCAATTCTGTTTCTACTCTCGCTAAATCCCAACCATCGAGCGGTGGATTGTAATCTGCAAACGCATCGCCAGTAATTCTGACTGTGCGCTCTGGAATCAAGTGCTCGATGTTTTGCAATTGGGTTGGCAACTCGCCACTAATCTTGTGTCCGGTTACAGTAAAGTACCGACCTTTAGGATAGATTTCCAATCCTTTGGCGTGGTCAACGTGAGCGCCTTGGATATCTGCCAGCGTGAATATCTTTACGCCAGTTCCAGAGGGACTAATTTCCATGTAGCCACTAATCCCATTGGCAATCTTTTCCAATTCATGATTAGTAAACTGATTCTTTTGGTCATCGTAACAGTCATCTAAATCTACTCCAATAATTTGGTCATCGTCTGTAAAAACAAACCCTATGCCGTCAAAACGGCCAGTAAGGTATGCCGCCTCAACAGAGTGAAAATCGCTCCATGTAGAGCCGTTTGTAGAGCTTGCAGCCTTACCACTTGGTTGTACTGGTAACTTTGACCAGCGTTTTGTATCACCTTCACCTACTTCTACATAATTCCACAATGTCCAACGAGGGATTGTGCGTAATGCCAACGGTATATTCTGAAATAAAACTGGTAGTACTTTTGGTTTCATCTGCTTTCCTCTGTGCCTTTCTACTTATGCAAATTTTGCCACAATCTGTTGTGGCTTGCTTATATCTTTTAGTTATTTACCTTATTACTTTTAGTTATCATTCGCCACAGAAGCCACGGTATCCACGGTTTAACTCACTTTACTCTGTATTATTTTATTTTATTTTTTTTTTAAATTAAAGAATAAACTCAAAAATACTATGGATAGGGTGGATACCCTGTCTTCCTAGTGTTTTTTCACCCAACCAAATACTACATCTAGTAGGTTTTGCTCTATTTTTGGATAAATGGTGCGCCGCAATAGAGACAGGGAAGACAGGATGCACTGCAACATTATGCCAAAATGGATTCTGCTTTCTTCACAAACCGCTCGATATTGACATTTTCCCTCACTTCAAACAAGTGATAGGTTGTGTCATCATAGTTTGTACCGATGCCGTACGACATGGGTCGATCTGGTAGGTTCCATTTTGCTACCTCAAAGTCTTTTACTGGCAATAAATGCACTGGAAAGCCTCGGTAATTCCAAGAATCGGTCAACATCTGAGCCACATCACCATCATAGGTAGCCTTACACGATGGTTTTCCTACTGCTCGCCATATGCGTCTTGGGATACAGATAAACGATGGCGCGGCAAATAAGCGGGATGGGTCAAGATGGTTTGATGCTTGCTCATTACCTACCAGCGAACCACCAGCAGCCATTGTGATGCAATTGTTAATCTTCTGGGCATCAAGCGGTAGGCAATCGATATCAAAGAAAACCAATACATCAAGGTCATCTCTAGAATTGATCACCCAATCCATCCATTCACCATGATCTAACCCATGAATCTTATGCTGAACCATTGGTATCTGGAATTTATCCATCACTTGTTTTTGGTAGTGCGGAACCCTTGGGTCAATGTTATCCCAGTACAACGAGAAAATACCCGCTCTTAATTGTGCGCTCATTCGGATACCTCGTAACCCAATTGACGAACCATTTTGTATGACCATTTACGGAAGAATTCACGATGCTCAGAATCTTGTGGATCATTCTCATCCCATTCTGATTGCACAATAAAAGATCCAGCATGATCATAAAACTCAATGTGGGTTAAGTTTCCGTCTTTATCATAAACATCTGTTGGTATTACATTCATTTTCTATCGCTCCTTGCTAGTTGACCGCTAAATATATAAGTTCCAGTATGGGTTAGTTGCGCCCATGGTGCGGCATAAATCTTAAATCCGTTTGCCTTGGCTAAATCACAGAAGTGATAATCTTCTGACATATAACGATTATCAACTGGTGATATAGATGTGTCAAACATATTGGCAATTTGTGTACCTACATCTTTTGGATTGACCACAGTAAACATATCATTTGAGTAGTGTGGTACAGATTCTTTTATCTTGGCAATCACATTGCGCTTGATCAACATAAAGCCAGTACCACCCTTTTCAATCTCAATGGGATCGGTAATCTTGCCCGTTGCATCTTTCTTATCGATGGTGTTGACCACGAATGAGCCAGTGTACTCATGCAAGTTCTCTACTGGCACACCACGCTCAACGGCAGCCTTGACTTCATGCCAGTTAATTTCTTTCTTAGGGTAAACGCCACAGATTACATCTACATCAGCACGCACCATCTGCACGATGTCATATGGTCGCCAGCCAATATCAGCATCAATAAACATCAGATGGGTACATCCACTGTTTAAAAAATCATGCGCCATCCGGTTACGAGCTCGGGTGATCAGCGACTCGTTGAGCATCATTGAGTAGTTCATATCGATACCGTTCTGCGACAACGCTGGGGCAGTCTGGCATAGGTTAATCGTGTAAGTACCAGTACACATACCACCGTACATTGGTGTTGCCACAAAGAGTCGTGGTTTTACGCTTTTTTGTTTTTTGTCCATGGATAATTTCCTTGATAGTGTTGTAGGGTCGCCTCGTTACCTTGGCGATGCATTGCTTCGTGATGCGGTCTAACTCGATAGTTAACGGTATGCTCTCCGTTACAATCAAATTCGGGTAATACTTTAGCCATCTCATTATAAAACAACCGATCCATAAAAAACGATGAACCGTAAAATTCATGCGAGTGTCTTGCCAAATACTTACGCTTAAAACAATAACAATTGGTATCAACAAAATGGTGGTTGGGCGGGAATACAGACGGCCACAAGCCTAAGCTTTCACAGTTATCAGAAATAACATATCCGCCATCCTGGTTGACGATGTTACGCAAGCTATAAGACCACTGTAAATCTTTTTCTTCAATAAAATTTACAATCTTTTCAACATGGTCTGGCTCAAACCAGTTATCTTCATCCAAAAATAAAATATAGTCTGCATTACTTAACATGGGTAAAGCAGCATATACACGATGACCGTTGTATCCGTTTGCCCCAGTGTTCTCTGGCAACACAATAAGCTTGCCATTGCCGTACATATTAAATTCACTATTGGAATAGCCGTCTACCACAATCAAATGTTCAGTTGGCATGGTTTGCTCTTTGACACTATCAATGGCTTGTTGCAAATACTTTGTGCCAATTGTTGGTGTGATTACTTGGACTCGCATGATGCCTCCGCAATTCGTTTTCCAATCCATTTCATTACTGGCACAGCCATACTGTTACCCATCGCTTTGTAACGTGGACCATCGGGTGTCTTTTCCTTGATGTTAGTGTAGTCATCTGGAAAGCCTTGCAAACGTTCACACTCAATTGGAGTTAGTCTGCGTACTGCCATGTTATGCATCAGCTTAGGCCCACTGGTATTTGTACCACCGCACGCTTTGGTGAGGGTTGCTGCAGTATCGCCATCAATCGATTGGTTATACACATCTACTGCTTGTGCAATAAAAGTTTGAGCATGGTGTGATTGAACCGATGGACGCAACGCTTGTAGCGCTGGTGTCACCTTGAGTTCAGTAGCCGAGAAGTTATTCGCTTTGGCATCTTCACGCAAGGAATACGCAACACCTTGGACGGCTTGGGTATCGATGGTATATGACACACCTTCATCGCTCCAGCCTTTTCCATTCTGCGCTTTTGGTCGACCCGTTGTATCTTGCAATGCAATGGGTACATTGCCACCACCAGTACCCCAGCGAGAAGTAACAGTCTGACATATATCGCCCATCTCTTTTACTCTAGAATCGGCTGGATGTGTTTCATACACAACCAAACCACGACCGTCCTGCAAGTCTTGGTTACCAATCCCTTTGTAATCTCTAGCCAATAATGAGCCCGTTGTGTGGCTACCATCGGGGGTGCAAATGAGCGTATCGATTGTGGGATCATGGCGAACCTTGGTTGGTACGGCATTGGCAATCAAGGTTTCTGAACCGCCTCCGAGATCTCCTCC